TCACCTATCTGAACACTTGGCGATAGCTTCTACTCTTAGAGGTCATCTATCTGAACACTTGGCGATAGCGACAACCCTTCGTGGGTATCTTGAAAAGCACGAAACAATAGCGACAACTCTTCGAGGGTATCTGCAAAAGTCAGATGTTGAAGTAGCGACAACCCTTCGGGGGTATCTACAAAAGTTAGATGTTGAAGTAGCGACAACCCTTCGGGGGCATCTATCTGAACACTTAACGATACCTTCTACTCTTAGAGGTTATCTTGAGCAGCACGTTGAAATAGCTTCTACTCTTAGAGGTCATCTATCTGAACACTTAACGATACCTTCTACTCTTAGGGGCTATCTTGAGCAGCACGTTGAAGTGGCTACTTCATTAAGAGGTTATATCGTACAACCTGAGACTATAGCTTCTACTCTCAGGGGTCATCTGTCTGAGAGAGTATTGTCTGACAGTACTCTCAGAGCATGGCTGAGTGCTGTTGACCTTGAAATAGCAAGCTCTCTCAGGGCATACATTACGATACAGGAAGTCGTACCAACCACATTACGAGCATGGTTAAGTGCGGTTGACCTTGAAATAGCTTCTACTCTTAGAGGTCATCTATCTGAACACGTTGAAATATCTACAACTCTTAGAAGTTATCTTGAGCAACACGTTGAAATATCTACAACTCTTAGGGGTTATCTTGAGCAACACGTTGAAATAGCCACCACGTTACGAGGGTACTTGCAAGCCCTTGATGTTGAAGTGGCTACTTCATTAAGAGGTTATCTCCAGAAATCTGACATAGAGGTAGCTTCTACTCTCAGGGGTTATATCGTACAACCTGAGACTATAGCTTCTACTCTCAGGGGTTATATCGTACAACCTGAGATTGTAGTCACCACGTTAAGAGGTCATCTATCTGAACACTTGACGATAGCTTCTACTCTTAGAGGTTATCTTGAGCAACACGTTGAAATCACCACTGATTTACGAGCATGGCTGAGTGCTGTTGACCTTGAAATAGCAAGCTCTCTCAGGGCATACATTACGGCACAGGAAGTCGTACCAACTACATTACGAGCATGGTTGAGTGCGGTTGACCTTGAGGTAGCCACCACGCTAAGAGGTCATCTATCTGAACACTTGACGATAGCTTCTACTCTTAGAGGTTATCTTGAGCAACACGTTGAAATATCTACAACTCTTGGGGGGTATCTACAGAAATCTGATATAGAAGTAGCCACCACGTTAAGAGGTCATCTATCTGAAACAGTAGAGGTGGGATCAACTCTTAGAGGTTATCTTACACAGCACGTTGAAATCACCACTGATTTACGAGCATGGTTGAGTGCGGTTGACCTTGAAATAACTACTTCATTACGAGCGTATCTTGAAAAAGCACAGGAAATAGCCACGACCCTTCGGGGCTATCTATTTGAAACAGTAGAGGTGGGATCAACTCTTAGAGGTTATATCGTACAACCCGAGACTATAGATTCAACTTTACGTGGTCATTTATCTGAACACTTAACGATAGCTACAGACCTTAGAGCGTTCTTACAGGGCGGTGTTACGATAGCTACAGACCTTAGAGCATGGCTGTCAACACAAGAAGTTATCCAAACTCAACTTCGCGGTTATCTTAGAAAAGATGATAACGAGATAGTGACCAGTTTACGAGGTCATTTATCTGAAAACGTAACAATCTCAACCGATTTAAGGGCATACTTGCAGGCGTCTGTTGAAATCACAACGGACTTGAGAGCGTACTTGCAAGCCTTAGATGTTGAGATAGCAACAACTTTGAGAGGGCACTTAAGTCAACTTGGTGTGATACCCACTGACTTGAGGGCGTATCTTAAAGCTACGGTAGAGGTGTCTGCTGACTTACGTGCGTATCTCAGCAGGATTGAGAATGAAGTGTCTACAACCCTATCTGCGTATCTGCTCGAATATGATAGACAACCACACCACTGTTTCAAGGCGTCTCCTCGTGAGTCTTTTACGGCAAGCGAGAGGGAATCCTTTACAGCGAGTGGGCGCGAATCATTCGGTAGTTCACCAGATAGCTGCCCCTACACGGAGGATTAATCATGGCAGCAACAGTACTGATTGAGGAAATGTCCGCGATCACCACAGGTGTTGATCGGACAGCAGGTAATGGCCCCATCGTATTTCGATCTAACGATGGCAACGAGCAGACCAGTGCTAACCCCATCCAGATACCAGTAGCCGGTACAGATTACAGCTTTACCAAGCAGATGCGCGCCAATGTCACGGTAGCACCGGCCACACAGCTTGAAAACTTAGTCTGTTATTCGGATGGGACTAACAACTTTGGCACTGGCATCGGTGTGCAGTATGACATTAATGCCACTTTCGAAACTCAAATCGACACCGATATTTCTGGTGCGGATTATTTCGGTTTGAACTCGGGTGCACCGGGAGACTTGGGTGCCGGCCCACACAGTGGCACTGGGTATAAGGGAGACTTGCTTCGTCTTCAGATGACCGTCGCGTCCACAGCGTCCCCTGGTCAGACTCCAGTTGACGAAGCATTGACATTTGCCTACGATGAATCTTAAACTCTCTAATATCTATCAGTGGCAGATTGAGTACCGGGATGCCGGACCATTGTCGGACAACACTCTGGTACTTAATCGCTATGATAATGGGCGAGAGCAGTCTTCTAAATCGGTTGATCCTAAGATGGTGATACGGGTTTCCTTGCTGCCGACGGTCCCGGTGCTACCACAACACGACATATATATAAAGCCTGAACAAGGTGAATATTTTGTTAAGTGGTTTGGCCGAGGGATAATCAAAACGAACGTGCTCGCCCATTATCTAAACTGTGTCCAAACTAATCGGTATCGCGTGTGGGTACATACCGATGGAAGAGTATGGGTGACAAGCCCTGAAGCGGAGGTATATTTATAATGGAACAATTCGCCTTTGAACGACCAAAAGCAACCTTTGATGAAGCCTTCACAGAGGTCAACATCGCGGACTGGTTAGGACAAGAGACGATCAGTGACGTAACTTTCTCTGCCGTTGATTCCGCAGGTGGTGATGCTACCGCAGCAGTCCTCGATCTGATACTGTCTACATTTACTGGCACCTATCTCTATCCGTGGATTAAGGGTGGGGTTGACGGTGAGAAGTATACTGTTCTGTGCCAAGTTGATACTGCCGAAGGAAGCCAACAAGAATTTCGTGTAATCTTTAAGATAAGGGAAGCCCCCTAATGCCAGAATTAAAGTCCAGTAGTAAGAGTCATGGTCGGGAGTGGAACAAGTTAGGCGAGCGAGTTCGTCGAGACTTCCTAATGCAAGTAGCTGCGGGTACTATGCCAGGAATATCGGTTCATCGGATACATGGAACCAATCCTGCTGTTGCTTCAACGACAACTCCGGTGTGGCCGGGAGTGGGGCAGTACCCATATGTTGATCGGTCACGCACCATATTAGTGTATAGTGATGATGCTGATGACACTTACAGGGGTACTGGTGCGCGGTTAGTCAGGATTGTCGGCCTTGATGCTAAACATGAAGTTCAAATGGAAGACATAGCTTTACGTGGCACCACTCCGGTACCGACGTTAGGGGACTATACCCACCTGTACGGAGCGAGTGTCATGAAAGCAGGGTCACGCGCAGGGACCGCAGGCTTAATCACCTTTGAGTGTTCGTTGACTAACGCTGATGTTGGGTACATAGCTGCCCCTGACAATAGAATGAATAACGCGGTGTTCACTGTACCTGCCCATACTAATGCCTATCTCTTTGATTTTCATTTCAATCTTGCTGACGCGAATCAAAGTGTAAATATTGGGATACGTCATACCAGTCCCGTTGAAGAAAATAGGGTGTGGATCGAAGTGTTTGACGATATTATCACACCTGACGGTCACGTTGAAGAAATCTTGACAGTGCCTTATTTCATACCACCTTTTACTGATATTGAACTCGTAGCATCTAAGAGTGGTGGGGTAGCCAATGAGGTTCAAGCCAATGCTACTCTTGTGCTTATTGATACAGCGTTTGAGTGGGATAATATATACACCCAAGACGAAACCTATACCATAAGTCAGCCCGATGAGGATTAACTATGCCTAAGAAAATGCACGAAGCCCTGAAACGGCAAGCTAAGAAAAAAGGACTTAAAGGTAAAGCAAAGGATCGGTATGTTTATGGGACTATGCGGAAAAGAAAAACCCTATTACCTGGAAGGAAGTGATCATGTTCCATGATAGGCGTAAACCTTTAGGTGGTGTCGAGAAGTCTACCTATGTAGATTCGGGAGGACACCCATTAACTTATGACCTTATCGCAGGACTCAGAGGTGAGGTGTGTGCTGCTATATCCTCAGTGAAGTCAGACACGGTGCAGTTCAAAGAGAATAGCGCAACTGAGTGTGTCAAGTGTAAAGAAGAATTCACCGGCCAGTACATCAAGAAGGCATTTGGTAAGTGGCCGGTGTCTATCGTAGAGTTTATCTTCTACATTCTGGTAGTGGGTGTGCTGATAGGTACGTCGATAATAAACCCGAAAGAGTTACTTAAACATTTCTTTAAATTCTAAAGGAGGTAAGTTATGCCATTATCTGAGTATTCATGTGGCGAGGACTTTAGGTATGGTTCTCGATCCAGTTCGCGTCTTAACGATGTTGTCTGTACCAGAACCTACTCTCGGGTAGACACAGCACCTGTTAGGTACGCTCATACGGCTTTTCGCGCGATCTTATCTGCTGTTGACTTAGAGATAGGGACTACCCTGTCTGCGACCTTGGAAGTGATTCCTTAGGTAGGAGGGGAGTGTTGTCTGACAACACTCCCCGCCTATTAGTCTTGGAATGGCACATATACTTCGTGCTTAGGTGGGTCGTATAATGGTTCTACTATGTATTCCAGTCTTATCGGTGCCGATGATTGACTATCATATTCCCTCTTTAACTCCCTCTTCTCCCGTTGATACTTATTAAAGTTGTTGACTGTATCACTTTGATGATACAGATTCTGCTGTTCCAGTTGATACAACGTGAATGGTAACTCTTCTCCTGTAGCCCAGTCCCATCCAAATATCCATAGCCACAGTACGACAAGTATCGCTATGATACATATTGCCATAACGAAGGCCCATGATGTTTTCTCCCTCATTAGTCTTCACCTCCTTTTAATTGTTGCATTTCACTACGTTCTGATATGAATTCCATTTGCAAGTCTCTGACAGGGACGAGTGGTTCTATAGCCATGTACGTCCTATCACCATTCCTTATCTTCCGCTTCTCAATCAATTTGTTCATACTTTTTAGCGCACTAATCGACGCTCTTTTCTGTGCAGTATTCCTATCTATTACTTGACCTATGCGGAACAGGTACTCATGATAATGGTCTACAAATTTCTTGCTCTCCACGTATGTAATCTTGTCTGCATCGGGGTCCGCTTTGAAGAACTCTGCAATGAATCCTTTGAGTGGATCGAGTTGGTCTGTATAGTATTTGCTCTCACTCATGACTGATGACGGTATAGAGAATTGCTTACGTTCCGATAACCTTTCTAATCCTAATAGAGACCACTTGATTATAGCAGGTATTTCCTTATCAACTATCTGTTCATCAAGTCCGAGTATCTCATCTTCAGTACCACGGAAACCCTTATGGAAGCGCACCATGATTATGCGTTCAGCCAATGCTCCAGTATCATCTGGTAGTACGGGAGTACGATTAGTAATAATCATCATCTTACATTCTAATCTCTCTGTGATTGCTGCTTGATGCTTTGCTTCTACGTCTATCGCGTCGTTACCTGATATTTTAAGGAGAGCAGGTATGGCTGTCAGTCTTTCTGAGAAGTTAACTTCTCTTGCTTCTTGCATGATTACAAGTTTCTTATTAGGCAACCCACCCAATCCAAACGTACTGCCTACTTTATTAAGAGACAGGGCAGCGGTGTGTTGTCGGCCAATAGTCTCAGTTATGATCTTAACAAGTATACTCTTGCCTGATCCCGGTGTCCCTTCCAGTATTAAGAACTTGTGTAAATAGTATGAGTCTGCTAATATATAACCCATGAACTCTTGAAGTAAGTCCATCTTCTCGAAATCTTCTTCACACGACGACACAAGGAAGTCATTAAATTTTGGGGGCGTAGCATTAGTTAACTTCCACTGATCGTATGTGATTGGCAACTCTTTGCAGATGTGGTATTTGCGTTGAAGAGTTACAACATTATCTTTGACTTTCCACCCCTTTCTGAATAGCCCTTCCATCAGTATACCCACCTTGCCACCTCTGAACGACCACCCACTTCCTGGTCTAAATGCTGTATGTCGTTCTGTCACATATTGTAGTACTAATTTTATTATGTTCTCTGCTTTCCGCAAGTTGATCTCGATGTTAAGTGGCATACCTTCATGAAGATGGCGGTAAATAAATGAGTTGGTTTGATCTCTGTTGAGTCTACGCCAGAGTCGTTTACTCTTGTAGTAACACCAGAAGTCACCGCGTAATGCTTGATGATGCGACCGGATTAAGTCCTTGCGGAATAGTATTTCAGCCATCATCCGGTCCCCGGCTTCAGGGTCGTACTTCCCCTTATAGTGGGCAGCGTCCTTCTTGAGTCCTGTCCATGCTTTCTTGAGTTCGGTTTCCTTAATATTCTTTTTGGTCTTAGTTACTATATCGCGGAACAGGTAGTTCCTTGACATTTCATTAAGTCCACTCTTAGACATATCGTAAAGCATGGTATCAACTATTAACTTATTCTGCCCTGCGTATCCGTCTTCAATCAACCACTCACTTCTGCGTGTAAACTCACTCGTTACCTCATCCTGATACTGCCTGTCATCCGAGATAGCCTGAGCTAATACGAACTGAAATTGATCCATCAACTCAGGCTGCTCTAACTGGTGTAGTTTGGCCCATCCGAGAGCTAAGTCATACGAGTTAAAACTCTTACGCTTACCCCCGTATATCCCATCACCTATCTGGCTAATCGGGTCTGATGAGTGGTGAGTAAAAGCGTATCCATTAGGAAATGCTATCGCTCCTGGCAGTTTTGTCTTAGAGGTTGGCGAAAGGAACCTCCCATCCCCATGATTCTCGTACCCTAAATCTTCAAGTGTACTACTTATCGAAGTGTTACGACAAAAGGAGCCGATCTTCCCCGGTAATTCTTCTGCGTCAGGTAGGTCAGACAAGTCAAGTTTTCCTCTTGGTTCAACTGTGTAGGGTTGCCATCCTGCCGGTACTACTTCTTTTTCTTTTTTGACAAGACTGACCCGAGGAAAGTACCCATGTATTTTGTCAAGCGGGTCCACGTTATCTTTAAAAACGGGTCCGGCTGTAAAGATGGGTTGTGTAAGATTGAAATAAAAAGTAGGGTCCGTTTGGATATTCTCAGACTTAATCCAAGTGCCGATCTCACGAGGATACTGACTATCCTCAAGTAGAAAGACGATGTGGCATTTAAAGCGATGGTCCTTAGTGAGGAATGATGAACTAAATCGTAATATGTACGATACAGAGTTGAACTCTGGAGGTAGATATTCCTGTATATATCTATCTGCTTCTTTAACTGCTTGGTCATACGTTGGGTACTCATCTTTCAGTTCCCCTTCATAATCATCTAAGTCTAAGGTTAGTATATACGTTGGCTGTTCTTCAAAGTTAGCCATAGTTCTGTCTGTGTGTTTGATTACAGATTGTACAGCATGGCCGTAAACCATACAGGTGTCATAGGCTATGGATAGCTTTTTCATAACCTTGAACACACCTTCAATGTTGTATGGCACAGCTTGCAGTCCAATAGTATTCTTCCATGTTGGTCCTGCATACCGGCCATCAACTTTGCAGTAAGGCCGGCCCTTGACTTCCGACTTTACTAAGGTTAGCTTAAACTTTTCCATTAAGATACCTCACAATATCCTGCATCAATGCTTCTTGGTCCCTGTCTTTACGACTCAAGGCATTGGCTATGACCACATCTATCGTGTCTTTAAATACAATGTGAACCACGTTGACTACCTTAGCTCTCTGCCCTTGTCTCCATAGCCTGTCAATCAACTGCGAGTAATGTTCTGCGTTGTAAGTTAGTGAGTACCAGATGACGTTACTGCCCCCTGCTTGCAAGTTCAATCCAAATGCAGCAGACGCAGGGTTGACTAAGAACTCTGAGTATTCGTAGTTATTCCATCCTGTTATCCACTTCTCTGCTTCTTTATCTTTAGTCCTGCTATCAAGGAACGGAGTGTTGTCGGACAACAGTCCTCTAAGATCATCACGTTCGTATTTAAAATTGTACGCGATCAGTGAATTACCTGTAAACATACCATTCAATTTCTTTAGCGCGTTGATCTTCTCTCCATGAATAAGGTGTGTCTTTCCACTTGCATCGTATATTCTACCCTGTAAGAACTGGCGTAGTTTCATATCAGTCGCTACCTGTGAAAAGGTTTCGACTTCTGCGCCACCTATCTCAAGAAAGAAGTTCTCTTCCAGTTCTTCGTATTGTTCTCGCAGGTCATCAGGCATATCTATTTCGATGTTGTGAAATTTGAGAGGTGGGAGTTCGAGGTGTTCGGTTTTCTTTAACCGAATAACGCGAGGGGCAATCTTCTCGGCTATTTCTTGTCTGCCCCCTGTGCGTTCACCATAGATTGTGACTCTACCGTGCAAGGTGTATGCGGGTACCATGTATAGCTTACGAAACCCTGTGATGTTGCCGGTTCCAAGCGCACGACCACCATCTATAGTATACGCTTGTCCAAAAATGTCTTCCAATCCATTCGGGATGGGTGTTCCTGTTAGGTCAAAACGATACTTGAACTGGTGCATCAGTCGTTTAAACGCTTTGAATCTCTTGGTTGTCGAGCGTTTCATCCGCGTTGATTCATCGTAAAAGATTGAATCCCACGGCACCCCGTTGCTATGCCGTAATAAGTATGTGCTTAACCAGACTAATCCTTCATAGTTGATGAGGTGAAAATCTGCCGGCTCCATGACAGCCATACGTCTTGAGTGTTCAGCGGTTCCTCTGTAGGTGCTGCCATGTATGGTACTGAACGTGAAATTCTGTGAGAAGTCCCACTCTTTTGCTTCTTGTCTCCATACGTTATTCATAACGTACTTGGGGGCAACAACTAAACTGCCCCGAGTCCATCCACGTTTCTTTAACTGGTCATGGATGACCAATGATATGACGGTCTTACCCATACCAGTATCAAGAAACTGATAGCCGTACTGCATATTAATTGCATCAGCTATCGCTCTCCTTTGATACGGGTGTAGATTCTCCATCGTCCACATATTCTTCTATCCTTTCCATTAGTTGGTCTACCCCGGCTCTTGAATCTACTACAAATACGTTCATCTTCAACTTGCCAAGGCGTGTCAGTTCGCGGTGTTGTTTAGGAGTGGGCTTGCCACCCTCTCCTTTACACTCGATAAAAACAACAAACCCCGGCAGAACACATATCCTGTCGGGTACTGAATCTCTTCCTGGTGATATAAACTTATAGGCAATACCACCACGGTCCTCAATCCTTTTCTTCAAGTGGGCTTCCACTTGTTTCTCGGTCTCCATGATATAGTTCTCCCCATTTTACACGGTTAAGAGAATTGTATCTCTGTACTGCTCGCTCTCCAAATGTCTTAGAGAACGGACGCTTCACCATTAGGTATTTCAATGTCTTGAGTATCTCGTTCATATTCATCTGGCTAACTGCACCAGAGAATACGTCCCATCGAGTGCAGATTTTATCTAAAGCTCTAATATCAGCAGTCGGTAGAGTCTGCGCTTCGACTCTATCCTTGAACTTCGTCATAGTTTTCACCCCTTTCGACTATTGTCGGACAATAGTCTAATCTTTGTATGCGACCTCTGCTGTAAAAAACATTTCATCAGGTGTCCACATAAGTTTAGGAGTCCATCGCAACTCCGTTAGGTTAAAAGTATTTACATACCTATGTCGTATACATATATCTCGCTCATCCTCATCTTGGAACACAGCTAATTTATAGTTACGGTGTGGGTCTACTCGATCTGGAATATATACTACGCGAGTAGTTAACTTTGCAGTCATATATAAGCCAGTGATAGAACTTAATATCCTTTCTACCAGTCCATCTGGTATCCAGTTATAAAATGTATCAGGTACGGTCAAGACTTTAGAATTGTGTATGAGCCAGTCAGAACCTTTTATCCAGTTATCGTTTATGTATGCGCTACCGAATACGAATTGTTGCCTAAAATCCTGTAGTTTTATCTTTATGGTTGGCTTCACGATTAATCCTTTCTGTATCGTTTACCGACGTAACCATCGGCTCGTATGGGCAGACCCCTTGCCCATTCTGGTAAGACGCATAACGCTTCGCAGTAGGCTTCAAATCTATCTAATGTCTCTACTGCGGGTAGTGTAGACTCCTCTGCAATACTCTCATCATGCACCGACCCTATACATCTGAACCCTGCACGTTCTGCTTTTAACATACCGTATACGAGTAGGTCACGCGCTAACGCTTGAATAATATTCTCAACCAGACGACCTCCATGCACAGGCATATCCGGTGCGTGTGTTCCATCCTTTAGAACCCTGTGCTGATCCCCAAGTCTACGCCACTGTTTAGTAGCCCCATCAATACCCATGTATGTGAAGCATTGATTATCATACTGTGCATCCCGTTGGATTTGTGGTAATGGGTAAGCTAAAAATCTATCAGATGGTAGGAGAATAAAACTGTATTCATCACGGCCTATGAATTTGATGGTAGTCGTACCAGTGTGTAATTCAAGCAAGGATTTCTCAAGCGTTGCTTTGATTAAAAAGTTCTGAACTGTGTACCACAGGTCTGGAATCTCAGGATACGTGCTACGGTAAAACTTCTTATCCTTCTCCGCAGCTTGATCTGATAGTACAATGCCATAGTTACCGGCCACTCGTTGAAGGGCTGCTGCTCCGCCACCATACCCAAGACCGAGAACACAAGGTTTGGCATACGTGCGCTGTCTCTTACTCACCAAATCATACGACACGTTGAACCTGCGTGAAGCATACCGCTTGTACTGGTCGATCTTGTTGGCGAAGTCTTCAGTGGTACGCATATCATTGGCTGTCCAATGCAGCACGACATTCTCTACTGATACATAGTCAGCCACATATAGAACCTTACCATCTTCAGCCTTAATCATAGGACGCACCAACTTTGATGCTGCTGCCCCGATGTTACCGTAAGTATCCATTAAATACTGAATGTCTTTAGTGGTGAAATCATCAATAACTCTATCGGGGTCTTCGTGCTGTGCGCGGGGCAAGTTATGTAACTGCACTCCCACTCCTGCAAACCTGCCAGTGTGACCGCCATAGTATTTTAGATTCCCTTTAATCCTGCCATCCTTGCACAACATCTCAACCATACGGTTAAACTTAGCTGTACTACTGTGTGATACAGCTTGGCGACAGCGAAGAATCTCACGAGTCTTAGAGTCAAACATTTTCTTATCGAGAATCTCGGCTATTGTAGGCGCAGCAAGATTGGGTAATCCATGCCCCTGTCCTTGGATATAGTTGGTGATCCTCTGAACTTGAGTACCTTTAGTGACCCTGCCATTGGTGATTTGATATAGCTTGCTATTGGCTATGTTCTTAAACTCTTCGATCTGCCCCATGATCTCATGAACAGACTCAATATCTATGGGAAATCCACGTTGATTCTGCACAAGCATATGCTCAAACACATCTTTCTCAAATTCGGATAGGTCATTTTTTATTAATGCTTTGTGGCAGGCTCGGGTAGTCCTTACGTCCTGCTTGCAATATTCATACAAGTCCATGAACTCTGCTCGGTTTGTGTCTGGTGTGGGTGGGCGTACTCCTGACTTGCGTACACATAAGGTGTTAATCAGCCTTGTGCCAGATGCATCTTTTTGGTGGGCTACATTGAGTACTTTGGCAAGCTCTTCTAACTTGGCAGGGAACCCGAAGAGTCGGGCTACAGCTTGAACATCAATGAAGTCATGGGGTGTGAAATCACGCTGATCTTCTTCGAAGCACTCGTTCCATCGGAACCACTGATGATTCAGCACCCCCATTTCAAACTCTATGTTATGAGCAGGGAGAGTGTTGTCTGACAATAGTGCGGAAGGAAACTCCTGTTCTGGAACCCATAGTTCTACTGGCTTATCATCAAGTGCATACGCCATACACAATGGTTCGAAGTACACTGATTCCATGTACTTGTATGATCCTGCTATCTTAATGTTAATATCGGAGCGCGTCTCGAAATCAATGTATAGATTAGTCATGCTTCTCCTTCCATTCTCGAAAGTCTTCGAGTAGCTGTTGTGCTTGGGTACCTGTAAACTCAGTGAACTGGTATCCATGAACTTCTGACATTTCCTTGAGCACACACTCAGGGTCTAAATATATGTAGCCCCCATTAGCAAACATTGGTTCTACGAATCTATCTGGATATTTTTTTCTACATCTTTGGCATTTCATCTTGGCCCCTTTGGGGGAGAGCCGTTTTATAATATTATAAAACGGCTCTCAATTAGATGTTAGAGGAACTCAAATTCGTCCTTAGTGGTTTCCTCATCAGGAGGAGGACTCAGTTGGTCAACGTCTTCAGTGGCGAAACTGGAGAACTCGTCCTTTGCAGCATCAACACTGATAACAGAGTCGAGTCGGGCGTCGTCCTTGATCTTCATGAGGACTTCAATGTACGCCCCGATACCTTTGGACTTAACATCGAAGTAGCGAAACACAATACGTGAACGATACCACGCGCCAGAATAAATCACCTGATCGTCGATCATAGCCGGGGGTAAAGGGTCCCCGGTTGGCCCCAAGATGATGGGCTGACGGAACTTATTACGGACGTTCATAAACAGATGACCGTGATATTCCTCATTTTCCTCGTGGTCGCCGTTACGCAGGGGGATTTTGACGTTAGGGGATTTAATCATATCCATCCCCTTCTTATCACCGAATTTGTCGATGAACACTTGGGTAAACATCTTACCCATATCCCCGGCCCATGTTTTAACCTCATCATCACTCATCGGCCACCGGAGTTGACAGCCCCATTCAGGTTTGTCTCCCTCGGAGAAGGCTTCCGGTTCGAGGATGCGTTGCATGAAGCTGCCCCTTGCCAATGGTGGTTTAACGCGGTAGATTTTCTTTTCCGCGTTCATATCAATCGTGTATGTTTTTGGCATAATACCCTCCTTATGCTTCTTTCACGGTGAAGGCACCGTGCGCGTGTAAGATCACAGTGTAACCATCACGCTCGTTTAAATTCCGCAGACCACGAGTGACCTGCGACTCACTACCACTGAACAAGGCACTGGCAGCATCCGCGATTAACACACCCCCTTTCATGCCCAACTCCATCAACTGATATTTCTTCGTCGATTTCTTGGGTGGCGTAGAATTTTTACCTTCTAACACAATGTCATCTTCACTCTCATCATCGTTAAGTGAATTAACGAGAGCGTCAATGTCATCAGGTGCGTCTGACTGTTGTCCGACAACACTCTCCGGTTCAGCGAACTCTGCCATATCCGCTTCGACTGCTACGCTGACAGCTTCGCGTGTATCATGTTCATCCACAAGGATTGTCTTGCCGGTGGGCTTGATGATATGCTTGGCGAGTTCAGCTTTACCTGCCTTGTCGAGTTTCTTCTCCGCTTGGGCAGGGGAAAGAACCTTCGGTTTGCTGAATGGATCGTCGATCTCGAAGTCATCCTTCAAGACCTTTTCGATCTTACTTGCATCAGCCCACTTCCGATTTGATTTACCATACACCAGTTTGAACCCCGGTATCTCGACCCCTTGAAGGGCTTGTTTCATCGCCCACTCACCGACCTTCTTGAAATAATTATCGAAGTCGGTCTGGTACTCCAGAATCTTGCCGGCTATGGCAGGATTCATGTAGTCGAGAGATAGGTCCATCTTCTCGCGCACGGATTTCGCCAATGGCTGAACGTCTGGAACCATTGGTACTCCACCCTCAGTTTCAGAGTAGGGTTTAAACTCGTCCTGCGCCACACCTAACAGATAGTTAGATCGGGCAGTACATACTCCATTGGCAGGGCAGAATTGGCACTGGTCCTCACCGGGATTACACACAGCATCAGGTTCACCTGCTGCTGCAAATGCAGGTTGAACTGACTTCTGATACCATGTTTTGATTTCATCTACAGTGGTTTCCCATGTGCGAGTGCCAGGAGGGATACGAGGTTGAAGGATCACAAGAAGTGCCTTCTTTGGGATGGGTGATATTAGGTTGTTTTCATGGATATGTTTCAAGGCTCCAAGAAAGTAAATCATCAGTTGGGCGTTGCCTTCCGCTTCAACTGATTTACCTCTGCCGAATTTGAAGTCAATCACAATAACGTAATCATCATTGTAAAGTAATACATCGACAGTACCCCAACATTGTTCGTTGAGGTTAACACGGACTTCAAGTTTACCACCCTTGATTCCGTATTCTGCTGATATGCGTTTGACCTCATCCACACAATACTGGACCGCTTCAACGTGGTCATCGTCGATCTCTAATTCATAATCGTCGATGTTATGCGTGGTGCCGAGAAATTCAATCGACCCCATCTTTTCACGTAGACACATTTCAGATAAGGTGTGGAGGATTGTACCTTCCATAGCGTACTCGGATGGCTTGTCGTCGACCCCTTCGGACAATCGGATCGAGCCGGGGCAAGGTATCCATCTATGCGCTGCGGAAGGGGCAAACTTGGCGTGTAGTGCCATGTTAGTCTCCTTTTAGACGCAGAAAACCCTTGAGAGTGTTGTCAGACAACACTCTCAAGGTTAGTTGATGGATACGCTATTTCTTTTTCTTGTTGGCCCCACCGAAGCGCGCTCTCATCGCTTTGAGTTCCTCGGCAAGGTCTTTGAACATCGACTCGGCGTGAACGTACTGGGCCTTGGACACCTTATCCCTGCCCAATCGTGCCCTTGCCAAAACGTGTTTCATGGCTTCGACAAACTGTTCAGCTTCTTCGCCTTTGGTTTTGGACACCGGCTCTGCGGTGGTGGTCTTTTTGGCGTCCTTCTCGGCCTTAATCTCATCCTTCTTCATGGCCGTAAATTCCCGGATGGCTTCCAGAGGGGACAATTCCTTCCCATCTTCCTTCGCTTTTTCTTTGAAGGCGTCAATGTCCCGCAGGTCGTGATAGTTGTACCCCTGCGTTTCGATGATCTTCTCCGCAGCCTGAATATCAGCAGCCGAGGAGCGAATCTTGGCCCCATCTTCCGGGTCCACTTCGGTCATCAGATTCCGGATTTTGTAAGTCATAGCGACCGAGGGCAGTTTTTTAGCGATCTCTCGCAAGGCTTCGCCTTCCTTCCCCGGCTCGTTAATCAACTGACACGCCATCTGGATCGGTGCCAAACTGTAGGTATGCTCCCCGAGAAACTGCCTGATCGCGGACGCACTGACTCCTGTATTTTTGGCCCGAGTGAATGACCGATCATCCATTTTCAATGGATTGGGGCTGTTCACCATCTGGATAAAATCCGCTGCATCGGTGGCTTTCCCCAACAGCGTTTCCAGAAAGGACTTGATTTGAAACACCATCAGGTACACGTTCTGATCGGTGTCCTTGCTCCACGCATCTGCGTTCTCGATCATGAAATTGCGGAGCATTTCATCCTTGGTGTAATTCTTTTTGACGACTTTAATACACCAGTCGCCATCCGAATCCTTGAACAGACCCCGAACCTTCTCGGCATCCCCTGCTTCGATCAACTCCTGCAAAGCCTTCTTGCGGTGATGACCACCACCACCTAACGAGAAGCGACCCATTCTATCAGCCACGACCTCGAAAGTGGACTGGAATCCGTCAACCAGATAGGTCTCTTTGAGACCCTTGAGTTTGTCCGGCATCCACTGGAATACCTCATCGTTCCGGTGGGGGTTATTGAGCAGTTCCATGACCTTTACGGCTACCAAACTGCCTTCAGGCTTATGCTCTTTAATCGGAGCAGCATCGACCACCTCTGCCTTTGTATCTTTTGCGGTAGTTTCCGCAGTTTCTGTTTTGGCGTTTGCCATGATGATTTTCTCCTCTCATCAGTTTGTGTTCGTTTTATAATATTATAAATCGGCCCTAACCAGTTTTCTTATCACCCCCTTTCGGACTGTTGTCCGACAACAGTCTGTAGTTTTTTCCATTCATCCAACAGCGAACGAGTCCGCAGATTAGACACGTACCTTTATAAGCTATGCGAGTATTGGCGAACTCATACCTTTTAAAGGACAGGTCTGGTATTAGACATTTGCATTTACTGGTATTAGACATACACTTAGCCCCAAGTGGTACTTAAAGTACCATTATACCACACTTAGTGGTGTTTGTCAAGCTTTATTTTTATCCCGCCACTTTCTTGCCTGTAGCGCGATCATATTCCTGTCCTTTGCCTAATCCAAGTCCTTGGCCTTTATTTCTATGGCATGGGGGACACATATTAGCCCAAGGACCGTAAACTGTCACCCCATCAATCCAGGTTTCGTGTTCGTCTAACGCACATTTACATATGTCACATCTTGCCGGTGAAGCACCCATCCACTTCTTTTGTTTTGGCTGTTTGACCTTGCCGGTTTTGTGTTCAAGTACGGCCCCAACTGTAAACATCTTGTGTAGTTCTTTTGACTTCATTTAATCACCTCCCGTTAATCGTAGTAGCTGAACCATAATACCACCCATCCACGCAAATCTGTTGCCCATGCAGGATACTGATATGGTGGCTCGTCCGTTGTATCCGATTGAACAATGTCGCCTAACATACAGACAGCATACACTTCATCGTCAATCTCCATTAGGTTATAGCCACGATCAAGAGCATACCACTGGCTAATATCATCCTTGAACAAACAGATGACATACGGTTTTCCCTCAGACTTATCCATTTATTCACCCCCTCCCGTTTGGATTTCACTCCACTCTTCAATGGTGAGATTAAGTCTGACCATACCCTCTCGCCACTGTTCATTGACATTTTTAATCGTAGTCTCAGATACGCCACGCATACGTGCGTTAGTAGTCCACCTAACAAACGTGGACCCTTCAGCCTTGATCGCCTTTGCTCTTTCAAATGATATTCCGATTGTGATTGTCATTCAATCCTCCTTTTATAATATTATAAAACGGATTAAATCCGCATAATCGGTCAAGACTATTGTCTGATAACAGTCTCAACCGATTAAACTGATCATCCGTCGCGGTAGCCTTCTCTGATAATGGGATTCAACCAATCAATAAAATTCTCTTCGTCTTCAAAATCCCAGTGCTGTGCAACATTGGCTCCGAGCGCGTATACGTGCGTTCGCAGATCACCATACGCAGGCTGCTCTAATTCCGGTCTGAATTTCTTGGGCTTCTGCTCTTCAAGTCTCGGAGAAATGTGCTTGACTCCACACAACCTCCGACCAGTGGCATACTCCACTTTTTCAATTATGGCGTTGATGCCTTCAATCGCTTCTCTCTCCATTTCCATAATCGCTTCATTTTTCAAAGCGATCTCGTCCACAATGGTTTCAGCGGAGACTTTGACTTCAAAGCCATGCTCACCATCGGGGATGGTGTGTCCTCTCGGGACAGTGCAAATCCGTTCGTACTTCATGCGACCCCCTTCTTATGGTCTAAAGGTTTTTGCCAATCGCTAATCGCCCATGATGTAATCGAGCATAAAATCAGCGTCAATATCCGCTTCATACTTCACAAAGAAAAATGCTTCCGTGTAACTATCCGCCACGAAAGACATATTTAATCCGCTTACACGCCACCCTTGATCCGTCCACTTGATCCGCATTTAATCACCCCCTTCAAGTTGTTCAAATCTCTTTTCAACTACGATCAGCAAATCATTGTTAAAACCATCGACTGCATAAATCAGTGCCATGATAAACAAAATCGTGCCTATGATCCATTTTATCATTTTATCTCCCGATCAGTTTTGTGTTTATATTCCAGACTGTTGTCTGATAATAGTCTACGATTCTCCGTTTTATAATATTATAAAACGATTCAAAAACCGCTTTATTCAGGGTGTATACAAAAGGATAAACCTCAAGTGTTCAATGTATATTATATCATACATAGTCCTATATGTCAAGGGACCGATAGGTGTATAAAACGGGGTTTATGGCAGGGGTTTAAAATGGATTTTAAGGGGTCTTAAAGCCGATTCTAAGGACTTTAAAAGTCAAGATATACCATAAGCCCTTTAAAATAACAAAACCCCTTGAACGGCCATTCAAGGGGTTTAAATTGAATTTGCTGTAAAGCCTTGACAGTCAAGGCTTTAAAATAAAAAACCCCTATAGACTCAAAGCCTATAGGGGTTCAAGTTAAAAGGTTTATGCGGTTTTGGCTTTTTTCGGTTCGGCTGGAATTGTGCCCTTGACCGTATGAATTGAAACAGCTACGTCGGACAACCGATAAGACAGGTTGTCAATTTCATGCGCTTGCGTTTCCTTATACTGTTTCGGGTTATTCAAGGTTCGCTGTTCAAGGACTTCTGTTGCATGGTTCATAAAAGCCAAAATTTGGTCAATGGTTAACTTTTCCATTGATACCGATTTTGCTTCCGCTGTTGCTTTTTCCGCTGCTGTTTTCTTTACAACCGGACCCTTGTCGACCGGACTTTTTAAACCGACCGCTTTAAAGTCCTCTGCTGTTGCCGATTCATTTGCTTTCAAGTCCTTGCGGATTGCAGCTTTGATACTGGCAGGATTTGACAAGGTTTTGCCTTTTGTGGCCTTGTCGATAGCCGATTGATTAGTGAATAGCCAAATGGCATTTGAAACGTCTTGACTGTTCATAAGCGGAAAATAGGTTTTGACAAACTCCCCAAAGATACCGGAATTGAGGTTTGTCTTTTCACTTGCCAGATGTGATTTTGCTTGACTTGCGAACGCTCCAAAGTTCAACCAAGCCTGTTTGTCGGCTTTGATACGTTGTGTACCTTTTAAAGTATCATACGCCTTTTGAGCTTGAGTAAAGTCTTTTTTAGTCAAGCCTAAGTCCTTCAAAGCCCTTGTCAGTTGTGCGTTTGTTTCTGTTGCTGTTGCCATTGTCAATTCCTTTCTTGTGCCACATTGTGGTGGCTGTTGTCCGGTCTTAATTGACCGGACCTATAATGTAATACATTTCTGGTTGTATGTCAAGGGGTCCGGTCAAAATAAATGAAAATAAATGAAAATAAGTTCTGGACTGTTGTCCGACAATAGTCAAGCCCTTTACCTGTCAAGCCTTGACCGTTTTATAATATTATAAAACGGGAAGCGGATTGACCGCTTGACCGCTTGACCACTTCCGCATTAAAGAAATGTTCCTTGTGTTCCTTGTAAAGTTATTGCTTCTTTTAAAGTCTTCTTTTAATACTTCTTTTAAAGTCTTCTTTTAATAGGTCAATTACTTCCCTGTAAAACCGCTATTGACAAGGCTTTACAAGGATTTGGGAAGTACTTGTGTTTAGTGTTCCTTGTATTGTGCCAAATAAAAACAGCCCTAAGTATCTGTATTTGTTATATGTTCTTTGTGTTCTTAATAGAAGTATATTAATATAATAGAAGTATAACACAAACAGCGGGTTATTCATTTTTTATTTTATATGTAAAACCACAATAGACCGGACAGGGAACACAAGGCACAAGGAACACTGGACCGCTTGACCGCTTCCGCTTGACCGCTTCCGGTTAGCTGTTTGCTTGCTACCTGTCGGACTGTCAGCGGTCAGCGGTCAGCGGTCAGCCTGTTGCCTGTCAGCCTGTCAGCCTGTCAGCCTGTCAGCCTGTTGCCTGTTGCCTGTTGCCTGTTGCCTGTTGCCTGTTGCCTGTTGCCTGTTGCCTGTTGCCTGTCAGGGTTGCAATTTTTTATCCGGACCATTCGATATTCAGAATGTTAAACAATGAGTTTAAGACTGTTGTCGATCAAGGTTTTAATCAATCTGGCAGGTTTTGCCGACTACCGGAAAAATGAATTGACCGACCGACCCCGGTGCCCCCTCAAGGCCCCCCACCCCCAAAAAGAAATATCCGCGAATCCAAAAACCATCCCACGATAATTTTTTCTGAAATTTCAAGTAAAAATCTTTAGACTGTTGTCTGCCAATAATCCCAAATTTCCTCACTTAATAGAAACCATTGGCACGATTCTTGCATAGGAGAACTTCCGCACCCTCGGAGTATTGACAAGCCCGATAATACTCTGCCCCTACCCGTACCCCATTTGGGAGTATTGTAGTCGCTGACAATAGCTTTCAGGGCTGTTGTCATTCATTTAAAGGCATGGTCAATACTCCAGACTACCGACCCCACCCACTCTAAGTATTGTCACAATACTCTCGATTTAAAGTATCGCTCTATGCAAGAATCGTGCCAAGTGTTTTAAAAATAGTTCTTGACATACACTACTTTATGTGATATAATGACTCCATATATGGAGTCATTAAACGAACCCAAATTGAGACTATTGTAGGACAATACTCCGATGGATTTTGACTTTTTAAACGACACAGCGGAAGTTGAGGATAAAGCGGGTCCCTTAATTCCAGACGTATTGGAAGAGGGACACGGACCGAATCTGACGAAGATGAACCAGATGACGCGCAAGAAGTTTACGCAGGGCGTGTTGAATGTTTATCAGCAGTTGGGCGGTGACGTATGGCTGTTGCAGCAAGCAGCTATTGATCCTAAAGGCTTCCTTGATATGATGAAGAAACTAATCCCTACCAATATGAACATTGACCAGATGGAGGGATTTAGCATCACATTGATTGACCGCTACGGAAACCGTGCGGAAATTAACCAAAATGGCGATTCACCCCGCGCAGTCGAACTTGGCCCCAAACCATCGCAAGACCGCGCAAATGAGCAGCCGGGGGAGGGACCTGATCTGGCTATCACGGAAACTTTCCCGGCTCCTCCTAACAGACTGTTGTCGGACAACAGTCCAGAAGGATTTGACTTTGAACTATAACGGAGGTAAAATAAAATGGAAGAAGTAACTTTTGGACAGTACGCTGTCCCCGTGATATTGACCGTTGTCCTGGGATTGATTTATAAGATGGTAACATCCATTCCTGATAAATGGAAAGCTTTGGTTGCCGTTATTTGTGGTATCGGGTTGGGTCTTATCGCAATACCTTATAACTCGTTACCATTCACCGTAGTCAATATCGTAGACCATACAATTTATGGTCTAATGACAGGAGCGTCTGCGGTTGGCTTGTGGGAATTATCGCGGACCGTAATTAAACCACGCACCGACGGAACACCACCGCCAACTACAAAAACCCCATAAGGAGGATAGATGACCGTTAGAAAAAGCATTTATCTAATTGTCGTAGCCTTTCTGCTTGTCTCGTTTGGTTGTATGCACAAAGAAGGTAGTCTGAAGCCGGTATCAGAAATGACACCGAAAGAAAAAGCAACCTTCTTTATGAGTGTATATAACTCGCAAGCGGAAGATTACAAGGCGATGATTGCCAAACCAAATCTGACAAATGACCAAAAACAGATACTTCGGGAGAAGAAAAAAGTTTTGACTCAGGTATATCCACTCATCAAATCATACACAACGTATGTAGACGCGGGGGCGATACCGACTCCTGAGGTTGAGGCATCCATCACAAATCTCATTAACGAACTTACAGCGACAGCCCTGATGAATCTGTAGGGCGAGTAAAGCTAAAGGAGGATTATAATTATGTCGGTACCTTTAGGAATAATTATTGCTTCTGCGTCAGAACTGGGGAAGCTTGCCTTGCAGTCGTATTTCCAATATGCGAGAATGTCAGGAATGACGCCTGAGCAAACCGAACAAACATACCAGTCCGAAAAGACTCGTTTCCAGGCAAATCATCCAGATACATTGGGAGATGTTCCACCCGATGAACCGGAAGAGGATTAACCATAAAGAATAAAGACTATTGTAGGACAATACTCTGATGGATCAAAGAATCGAAATAGCAAGAGAAGTTGCAATGTCTTACATCGGCACTTACTATAAGTGGGGTGGTGATGATCCTTCTGGATTTGACTGCTCTGGTTTTGTTATTGAAGTCCTCAAGTCAATTGGTGCTTTCCCGCGTAAAGGTGATTCAACTGCTGCCGGTCTATATCAACGGTACGCAAGAGTAAGTGGGCCTGATTTGGGAAATCTTGTCTTCTATGGTACAAGCAAGGTCACACACGTTGAATTTTGTCTCGGAAAGGAATTAGCTATTGGAGCATCTGGTGGTGGAAGTCGTTGCACCAATGACGCGATGGCTATTCAACTAAACGCTTACATCAAAATACGGCCAATTAAATCCAGAACTGGGATTATGGGCTATAGTGATCCTTTCCAAAGGTGGAGGAGAGATGACTGAAATCCAGATACCTTTCAACTTCTCACCGTATGATTATCAGATACCTCTCTACAACTGCATTCCTGATGGGTTCAAGAGAGGGTTTGCTATTATGCATCGACGCGCGGGGAAGGATAAAGTGTTTATGAATATCCTCGCGCGCGAGTGCGTCAAGCGCGTGGGTACCTATTTTTATATCCTGCCATACTATAAGCAGGCACGTTTGATTATATGGGAGGGGGTTGATAACGATGGTTTTAAATTTCGTGACCATATTCCACCTGCTATTGTTGCCCGTAAAGAGAATCAGCAGATGGTTCTGGAGTTGGTTAATGGTAGCGTTATACGTTTTCTCGGAAGTGATAATATTGATAGTATCGTTGGCACAAATCCTGTGGGGGTTCTGTTCTCGGAGTATCCACTCCATAAGCCACAGGCATGGCAATACCTCAGACCCATCTTAGCACAGAATGGCGGGTGGGCTTTATTCAATGGCACTCCTCGTGGTAAGAACCACGCTCACAAATTATATGTATTAGCGAAACAATCCCCCGACTGGTTCACGACAATGCAAACTGTCGAGGACACCTATAAACCTGATGGAACTCACGTTGTAACCCAAAAAGCAATCCAAGCTGAAAAAGACGCAGGTATGCCCCCTGAACTGGTAGAGCAAGAATTCTACTGTTCATTTCAGGCGGGTATGTCAGGCGCATATTATACAGACCAACTGAAGTGGTTGGATATACAAGACCCTCCCCGTATTACTGCTGTCCCTTATGATCCAAATCTACCAGTCGGGTGTGCATGGGATTTAGGGAGGAATGATGAAAATCCTATCTGGTTTTATCAACAGCATAGAGAAGAAGTACGCCTTATTGATTTCTACACAAACAGTCACAAAGATTTACCGCATTACGTCAATTATATCAATCGTACTGGGTATCACGTTACTGAGCATCTGCTCCCTTTCGATGTGAACGTGCATGAATACACAAACAACAGAAAACGCATCGACACCTTTCGGTCATTGAAGTTGAAGGGTTTGCGCGTAATGCCTAAGTTATCAAAGGAAGAGGGCAGAAATGCAGTACGTCAACTCTTACCAAGATGTTGGTTTGACGCAATTAAGACTGCGTTCGGAGTCGAATGTCTTCGCAACCATCATAAAGAGTTCGACGAGAAGACAGGCACATTCAGAGACAACCCTGCGAAAACAGAATGGATTCACGGTGCGGACGCCTTCAGGATGCTTGCTATTGGTTTACGGAACGCACCTACAAAAGACCAGAAGAATATGTTGAATCAAACCCACGCTATTGGGTTTAATCATGACCCGTTCAAAGCAAGCCATCAAAACCTAATGACGCAACATGAACGGCATGAACTTTACACTAATCCTAACAATTATGACCCCTTTCAAGGGGCAGGGAGGTAATTATGAGTGGAGGAGGAGGAGGAGGTAGTGGTGCTGGTATTGGTGGCTTTGGTGGTGGTCTTGGCTTTGATGGTAGCGGTGTTGGTATTAGTTCTGACGTTGGTGATCAGGGCGGGCCTACCAATGGTGGGCGTCATCCAGAACAGGCAAGCCCAAAAAAGAAGGCAGCTAAACCAAAGGGTCCAACAGAAGCTGAAAAGAAAAAGAAAAAGAAAGAGGAGGAGGAAGCAAAAAAGAAAGAACAGGATCGTAAAAATCGCTCTCTTCTTACTGGCTACACCAGTCCAAACATTAATCGTCGGAGACTGTTCCGCACTGAGGATGGCGGGACTATCGGTGATGACACAAGCACACAGTTAACTTAGACTGTTGTCCGACAACACTCTGGAGAATCATGATGTTAAACATAATGAAATATCAACATGATAAATTGGTCGCCCTGCTGAATGGTCGCTACGAGATTCTCAAAGGAAGGCGTGGAACGTGGGAGACCCATTGGCAGGAAATCGCAGACCTGATGCATCCATTTGATGATAACTTCGTTACGCATGATTCTCCTGGCTCTGAGAAGATGACATATGTCTTCGATTCCACGCCTATCCATGCGAATCAGTTACTTGCAGCAGGTTTGTTCTCGATGCTGACTAATCCTGCTCAACGATGGTTTGAACTTCGCATGATGGAAGAGTGGCTGAACCACATACGGGAAGTGCAGGAGTGGCTTGACAGTACTTCTCGTATCATGTACTTTGAGATTAACAAGCCAGTGTCACATTTCAATACGGCCATGCACGAGGTTTACCTTGAATATGGGGCGTATGGAAATGGCTTGGTGTTTGTCAACGAAACACTTGACCGTAACAATTTGAAGTTTCAGGCGTTGCCATTGTCTGAGTCGTATCTGTGCGAGGGCGCGGACGGCATAATGGATGCCATGTTCCGTAGGTACCCTCGCACGGTGCGACAACTTGTTCAGAAGTTTGGTGTGAATAATATGTCTGACGCAGTTAAGCGTAAAGTGGACAGTAAAAAGATCGACGAAATGACTTTCTGTTTACACATTGTTGTCCCTGCGTCTGATTATGGTGTGAAATCACCAGTCCCCTATCTGTCTGCGTATCTTGACATACAGAACAAACACGTTATGAATATTCGCGGATACCACGAACTCCCATTCATGGCCCCACGGTTTTACAAAAACCCTTGGGAAATGTATGGAAGAGGTCCCGGTACCACCGCTTTACCCGATGTGAAAATGCTTCAAGAGGTTATGCGTACAACAATCAGGGCAGCTCAAAAAGCAACAGACCCCCCTCTGCAAGCACCTGATGACGGCTTCTTGAATCCAATTCGCACTACTCCTGGTGGAGTCAATTTCTATCGGTCAGGAAGTACAGACCGAATTGAACCCATAGACTTTGGCTCTAATCCAGGGGTCGGGTATGATGTTGTAAATGACTTACGCGCGCGCATACGAGAAATCTTTTTTATTGACCAACTGCAACTTCGCGAAGGCCCACAGATGACAGCGACCGAAGTGCTACAGCGCACGGAGGAAAAACTGCGTCTGATGGGTCCGCTTATGGGTAGGCTTCAAACGGAACTTCTCGGGCCGATGTTGGGCAGAGTTTTCGGCATACTAAGTCGTCAGGGTAAAATACCCCCGATGCCTGAGGTGATGCAAAACCAAGGTATTAGACCTGTTTATACTTCGCCAGTAGCCCGAGCGCAGGAGCAGGTTGAAGCTAACGGACTGATGCGTTCTCTCCAGATACTTACCCCCTTTCTGGAGATGGACCCCGAAGTCACAGACCGATTCGACGGTGATGAAATCGCCAAAGGTGTGTTCGAAATGTTCAGCGTCCGCCCGAAATTTCTCCGGACAGATGAAGCAACCCAAGCACGAAGAGATGCAAGGAAGCAGTCTGAAGCACAAGCACAACAGGCGAAGAATGTGCAGAGTGCAGGTCAAGGTTTTGAAGCCATTACTCGTGCAGGCGTTAACCTTAAAGAGATTGAAAGTGGAGAAGAATAAAGAGCGATTAATATGGCCGGTGAGGTAATTCAATTAAATGATCGGTTTTACGCGACTTGTGAGTGTGGCTCACAGGATTGGAAGATAATGGTTGACGGTCCGGCCCATCATTGGACTAATATTACAGGTACTAAGTGTTCTGAATGTGGAGGAATAATAGAGTGGATTCGAGCAGAAAAAGTGGTGAAGAGTAATGGCGACGACAGAAGACTATAATATGGTTTTTAATATATCGGATGCAGGGCGAGAAGTGCTTAAAGATATGATGTTAGCACATCATTTCTACAGTTCGTCATTCAGTCCTGATCCTTATACGATGGCTAAGAATGAAGGTGAGCGAAATGTGGTCCTTCGAATATTAACGATGTTAGATGAACATGAAAAGGAGGTAAAAGTAGATGGTAAAATTTCTGATGGATAATGTGGTACCTTTCTTGGGTAATGCCACACCATTCAAGTTTCATGCTATCATAGGTGATGAAGGCGGTGGTGGCGGTGGCGGTGACGCAGGTGATGCCGGTGATGGTGATGCCGGGGACGCAGGTGATGCCGGGGACGCAGGTGATGCCGGGGCCGGTGATGGTGATGGCGGAGGTACAGGCGACACGCATTGGATGGAGGGTCTTGAAGGTTTGGATTTTAACGACCGGGATGCGGGTGTACTGAAACGATTTAGTGATGTGGGTGCTTTAGCAAAAGGCTACCTTAATGCTTTTAATCTGGTAGGGCGAGATAAAATCCCCATGCCACAAACTGAAGAAGAGTGGAATGAAGTCTATGACCGACTTGGTAGGCCAAAAGAAGCCGGTGAGTACAATCTTACCGTCGGAGACGACCTTCCTCAAGAATTTAAAGAAGCGATGGCGAAGAACATGGGTTGGTTTCAAGATACAGCTCATCGACTCGGACTTAATGCGGAGCAAGCGGGAAAGCTGTACACAGAGTATGCCGGCTTTGTGCACGAGCAAGCGACGCTCCAGAATGAAACAGTTACTCAAGAAATGGACGCAGCCCGAGAAGAGTTGAAAGGAGAATTGGGTGAAGCGTATGAAGGAAAGATGACTCTCGCAAATCGAGCTATTGAAGAACTCGGTGGAGAAGATTTAATTAGCCTGTTTGAACGGTCGGGAATGGGGAGAAATCCTACGGTCGTTAAGGCTTTTATCAAGATGGGAGAAATGATGGGTGAAGATGTTGGACTTGATACTGAAGGACACGCCACTGAAACTTTCGACCAACTTGACGAACAAATTGCAGCTATTCAAGCAAATACGGCTTATTTGGATGATAAAGCACCGGAGCATAAAGTTCTCGTCGAAAAGATGCAGAAGTTAATGCAACGACGCCATCCAGAGCCGAAAACAGCACCGGGAACAATTAGATTATTCTAACCCACCTGTCAATCACGGAGCCTTCGGGAGCAACTCCAACCTAAACGAAGTCTAATCTTAACCGTAAAGGAGGGACAATGTCCCAATACATTACCACAGCCTTCGTGCAACAGTACAAGGCCAATGTGGATTTGCTCTCACAGCAGATGGGTTCCCGACTGAGAGGATGCGTTCGCGTAGAGTCTCAGGAGGGCGAGTATGCGTGGTACGAGCAAATTGCTGCCACCGCTGCTGCACAAAAAACGGGGCGTCATGCCGACACGGATGACGCATTTGTCGATACCGGCCACGAGTCTGTTCGTGTCGGTATTGTTGACTATGCATGGGTGGATTACATCGACCGCGAGGATCGGGTCCGTATGCTGATTGACCCCACTTCCCCTTACGCTCGTAACGCTGCTGCTGCCTTCGGACGGAGTATGGATTCAGTCATGCTCGTCGCTGCACTCGGAAATGCCGACCGTGCAGCCAACGTCACCAAGGATAATGTCGCGGCTGTTGCGCTGCCGGCGGGTCAGAAAATCGCTGCCGGTGCTGCCGGACTCACCGTCGATAAACTCATCGAAGCCAAAGGAAAATTTTGGGCTGCCGATGTTGCCGATGAGATTCCGAAGTACATCGCAGTTACCGGAACGCAGTTGGAAGACCTACTCAAGACCACGGAGGTCACGAGTGCCGATTACAATACCGTCAAGGCTCTTGTCCGTGGCGAAATTGATACCTTCATGGGTTTCACTTTCAAAAGGACCGAACTGGTTAACCTGAATGTGACGACCCGCGAGTGTGTTGCGTGGGCACAGGATGGTATCCTTTTGGCCCTTGGCATTGACATTAACGCCCGAATTGGGGAACGTCCTGACAAGCAGTATCTGACTCAGGTATTCACCCAAATGACCATCGGGGCAACCCGAATGGAAGAAGTCAAGGTGGTTCAGGTTGACTGCACCGAGACTTAAACCTTAACTGGGCTGGCGGAGTGTTGTCTGACAACACTCCGCCAGACAACCCGAGGAGTGAACATGACTAAGAAAGACGAGTTAGAATTCGATTTCACTGAAAAAGGTGAGTTAGGAAAAGAGGGTCCTAAGTTTGAGCAGTTCTCATCTAATGTACTCTCTGCGCGTAACCTTGCAATTTTCAATCCTTGCGATCTTCATGGAACTTTGAAGATTTTATCATTCAAAATTAAAGCTGACAAAGATTATGCACAAGACACAACTTTCGCTTTGTGTAAGATACCGCAGAGTCAAGTCAGAATCTTAGGGGCCTTAAGCCGGATCAAGTTTAACCTGTCCTGTGACAAAGCCGTACTCGGTTGGCCGAAATTCAAAAAGCGGAACCAACAGATGATCGAAGCGGACTTCAAAGGATTTGGTGAAGTGAGCGAAATGAAGGGGGAAACGTCTTTTCTGGAACATCTGCCAGGACAAACTATCACTGTTGATAGTCTTGAAGGTGTCTTCGTGGTGTGTACTGTATTTAGTGACGGAAAGAAAGGCGATTCCATCGAAGGGTACTTCGTCTACGTTAAACAATAGGTGATATGATGGCGTCAGAAATAGAAATCGTAAACAGGGCATTGATTAAACTCGGTGAGAAGACAATCCTGTCTCTTGACGATGATAAGAAATCTGCCCGTATAATGAAATCCTTATACGCGCCTACACGCGATTACGTTACGCGAAGTCATCCGTGGAATTTCGCGATTAAACGTATTGAATTGGCACGTAATATCGCTGATCCTGTATTCGGGTATCAGTACTCCTATAAACTTCCAAGTGATTGTCTTCGGGTTCTCATTCCGAACAGGGAGATTTGGGTGTATGGTATTGAAGGTCGTAATATGAACACGGACTATGGAGACGCCTTCATCAAGTACATCGCTCGAATAT